GGCGAAGAGGCGCAGGTTTCCGCTAGCGCCAGGGCGGCCATAGGGTTGTTGTTGTGTCGGGCGGGAAGGGTGCATGCAGTACCAGGTGAGCAAAAAGGAGGCCGCGGCGTTCTTCGGCGTGAGCGTCCAGGCACTCGACGGATGGTTCACCTCCGGTTGTCCGGTCGCGAAGCGCGACGGGCACGACCGCATCGTGGCCGTCGACCTGAGCGCCATGACGCTGTGGCGCATCGATCGCGCCGCGCTGAGCGAGGGCACCGACCTCGACCGCGAACGGACACGGCTGACGAAGGCCCAGGCCGACAAAACCGAGCTCGAGGTGGCCGAGCTTCGCGGCGAACTGGTCCGCGCACCGGTCATCGGACTGCACTGGCAGGCAACGGTCGCAGCGATGCGCGCGAAGTTGCTGTCGCTGCCCTCCAAGGTTGCGCCCCAAGTGGCCGGCCCGGATTCCCTGAGCCGCACTCAGGAACTCATTCAGGCCGTCGTTCACGAAGCGCTGGCCGAGATCGCAGGTGATGGATTCCCAGCCGACGTGCGAAAGCGACTCGACCTGCTTCGCGCAGGTGAGTCTGGCGACACAGATCGCGAAGCCGCCGCCGAAACTCACGGTCACGCAGTGGGCAAACGCGCACCTGCAGCTCAGCCCCGAGGACAGCGCGGAGCCGGGCCAGTATCGAAGCGAAAGGGCGCCGTACCAAAGCGGGGTACTCGACGCACTCAGTGACCCGACGATCGAAGAGACGGTGCTGATGGCATCGGCTCAGGTCGGCAAGACGCTGATGCTGAAAGCCTGCCTCGGGTTCTTCATCGACCAGGACCCGAGCCCGATCCTGGTCGTGCAACCCACGCTGGAGATCGGCGAGGCATTCAGCAAGGACCGCCTGGCGCCGATGGTGCGAGATACACCGAGGCTGCGCGGAAAGATCGCGGACCCGAAGAGCAGGAATAGCGGCAACACGATTTTGCACAAGTCCTTCCCGGGCGGGCATCTGACGATCGCCGGCGCGAACTCGCCGGCATCGCTGGCATCGCGTCCGATTCGAGTGGCGATGTTCGACGAAGTCGACCGGTATCCGGCCAGTGCCGGCGCCGAGGGCGACCCGGTCAACCTGGGCAAGGCGCGCACGAAGACGTTCTGGAACCGCAGGATCTTCCTGTGCTCCACGCCGACCGACGAGAGCACATCGCGCATCAATCGCGCGTGGCTTCAGTCGGACATGCGGCGGTACTGGGTGCCGTGTCCGCACTGCGGCGAAATGCAGTGGCTGAAATGGGCGCAGGTGCAGTGGGTGAACGAGGATCCGGACACCGCGCAGTACGCCTGCGAACACTGCGGCGCGCTGTGGACCGAAGGACAACGCACCGACGCATTGCGCGCGGGGCGGTGGATTGCTGAACGGCCCGAGCGAAAGATCGCCGGGTTCCATCTGTCGGAGCTGTATTCGCCATGGCGCCGGCTGGCCGAGATCGTCTCGGCCTTCCTCGCCGCGAAGATGGCACCGGAGACGCTGAAGGTCTGGACCAATACCAGCCTTGGCGAAGTGTGGAAGGACAACGAAGGCGAGGGCGTCGATGCCGACGACCTGCCGGGTCGCCGCGAGGCCTACGACTGCGACAACGTGCCCGAGGGCGTGCTGGTCGTGGTCGCGGCCATCGACGTCCAGAACGATCGCCTCGAGGTCGAGTTCAAGGGCTTCGGTGTCGGCGAGGAATCGTGGGGCCTCGACTACGTCGTGCTGGCGGGTGACCCCGGCCGAGACGACGTGTGGAATCGCCTGTCCGACCAGCTGAAGCGCACGTTCACGCGCGAGGACGGCGCGGTGCTCGGCGTGTACGCCGCGGGCCTCGACACCGGCGGCCATCACACGAAGACAGCCTACGAATTCGCACGCAAGCACCGCGGTCTGGTGTTCGCGCTGAAAGGCAAGGGCGGAGCCGGCATGCCGCTGGTGAAGCCGGGCGCCAAGATCAAGAAGTCCGGCATCCGGTTGTGGATCGTCGGCACCGACACCGCGAAAGAACTGCTGCTGATGTCCCGCATCCGCATCAGCGAACCCGGCCCGGGCTATATGCACTGGCCGATCAGCAACCAGTTCGGCACCGGCTACTTCGAGCAGCTGACCGCCGAGCGCGCGCTGACCCGATATAGCCACGGCCAGGCCCACAAGGTCTGGACGCTGCCCAGCGGCAAGCGCAACGAGGCGTTGGACCTGAACGTCTACGCGCTCGCGGTGCTGAACATCAAGAAGCCGAACCTGAAGGCGTTGGCTGCCAAGGGCGCGACCGCGCGCCGCGCACGACCGACGCCGACCGAACAACCCGAAGCGCAGACGCCGCCCCCGGCGCCCGCGCCCACACCACCGAAACCGAAGCGCCCGAGTTCGGGCGGATGGATGAGCAGATACCGATGAGCGGAATCACCCTCGCGCAAGCCCAGGCGAAGCTCGACGCATTGATGGCGGCCAATGAATCGGCATCGCTGTCGGTGCGCTACGCCGACCGCCAGGTCACGTATCGCAGCGCGGGCGAGATCATCGACCTGATCAACTACTGGCGCAGCGAGATCGCGACGCTGGAACGCCGCGCCGCTGGCCGTAGCGGGCTGTCCTACCGCCTGGCGTCGTTCCGATGAACTGGCTCAGCCGCATCATCGCCCCGATCAGCCCAGGCTGGGCGCTCCGTCGCGAGCGCGCGGCCACGGCGCTGAAGGCGTTCTACGAGGTCGGCGAGTCGTCGCGCCTGCGCAAACAGCGCAACGATCGCGGCAGCGCGAACATGCAGAACCAGCGCAGCGCCGTGAAACTGCGGGCGATGGCGCGGCACATGGAAGAGAACCTGGACATCGCGTCTGGCGCGCTCGATGTCTTGGTCGCGAACACGGTTGGCAAGGGCATCCGGCCCGAGCCGCAGGTCAAGGACAAGGACGGCCAGCCGCTGAAAGAGGTCAATGACCAGCTGTTGAAGCTGTTCGAGGACTGGCGATTCAAGCCCGAGGTCACGCAGTGCTTCGACTACTTCGAAGCCCAGCGACTGGCCGCGCGATCGTGGTTCCGCGACGGCGAAATGCTGGCGCAGCTGCTGCTCGGCACCGTGCAGCAACTTGACCACGGCACGAAGGTTCCGTTCTCGCTCGAACTGCTCGAGGCCGACTTCCTGCCGTATGACCTGAACGACACCGTCAAGGGCATCGTGCAGGGCATCGAACTGAACAGCTGGCGCCGCCCGCGGGCTTTCCACCTGTACAAGCAGCACCCGGGCGACCAGGGCGCTGGCAGCACTGAGACGAAGCGCGTCGAGGCGAACCGCGTCGTGCACCTGAAGCTGGTCAAACGCCTGCACCAGCTGCGCGGCATGACCATCTTCGCGTCGGTGCTGGCGCGGCTGGACGACATCAAGGAAATCGACGAGTCCGAGCGCATCGCCGCGCGCGTGGCTGCGGCGATGGCCGCCTACATCAAGAAGGGCAGTCCCGAGGACTACAGCGCCAGCGACTACAACGAAGACGACCAGCGCACCATGGAAATGGCGCCAGGCATGATCTTCGACGACCTGCGCCCCGGCGAAGAGATCGGGACCATCAACCCGAACCGGCCGAACAATGCGCTGATCCCGTTCCGCGATTCGCAACTGCGCAGCGCTGCGGCCGGCCTCGGCACCAGCTACTCCGCGCTGTCGCGCAACTACAACGGCACGTATTCGGCGCAGCGGCAGGAGCTGGTCGAAAGCTGGAACCACTACGGCACGCTGGCCGGCACGTTCATTCACCAGTTCTGCGAGCCGGTGTGGTGGTCCTTCGTCGACGCGGCCATCGCCGCGCGCCTGGTCACGCTGCCGGACAACACCGACAAGGAAACGATCTGGGACGCGACGCACGCGCCGCCGCCGATGCCGTGGATTGATCCGGTCAAGGAAATGACGGCCAACGAAATGGCCGAAAAGCGCCTCTACAAGTCGCGGTCCCGAATCATCCGCGAGCGCGGCGAGAATCCATCGCAGGTGTTGCAGGAAATCAAGCGCGACCAGGACGAAGCCGCCGCGCTCGGCCTCAGTCGCGAAGACGCACCGGCCACCGCGCCCGTGCCACCCACTCCGCCGAACGACGGCGAGTAACACAAGGACCCGAACGATGATCAAGGTGCAGGCGAAAGCCAAAGGCACCGCCGAGGTGCTGATCTATGGCCCCATCGGCGAAGACTGGTACGGCAACGGCGTCACCGCCAAGCAGTTCCGAGACGACCTGAAGGCCGCCGGCGACATCAGCGAGATCTTCGTGCACATCAACTCGCCCGGCGGCGAGGTGTTCGACGGCATCGCCATCTACAACGAACTTCGCGCCCACAAGGCCCGCAAGATCGTGCAGGTCGACGGCTACGCCGCGTCGATCGCGACGGTCATCGCCATGGCGGGCGACGAGATCGTGCTCGGCACCGGCACGGCCATGATGATCCACGGCCCGTCGACGTTCGCATGGGGCCCCGCCGACACGATGCGCGAAACCGCCGACATGCTCGACAAGGTCGCGGTCGGCATGGTCGACGCCTATGCCCGGTTCAACAAGACGCTGGCGCGCGAGGACATCGAAGCCCTGATGACCGGCGGCGACCACTGGTACACCGCCGCCGAGGCCATCAAGGCCGGATTCGCCACACGCATGGCGGAAGAGCAAGAACCCACCGATTCGACCGAAGCCACGTCGGCCTTCAAGAAGGCGTTCGCCCAGGTCCGCGAGCAGTTCAGCGCCCCGTCGCTGCGCATTGCCGCACAACTGAATCCGCCAGCCTTGGCGGTCACCCCGGCCGTTCCGGCCACCCCGAAAGAGGAAAGCGTTATGACTCCTGAACAGATCGAAGCTGCCAAGGCTGCTGCGCGCGCTGAAGCGCTCCAGGCTGAGGCCGCCCGCGTGAGCGAGATTCGCGCGATGTTCCAGCCGCACAGTGTGCAGCATCTGGCGCTGATGTCGGATTGCATCGCCGACCAGGGCTGCACCGCCCAGGCGGCCAGCACCAAGCTGCTCGCCGCGCTCGCGGCCAATGCCACCCCGACCGCCGGCCCGACGCACAACGTGCTTGACCAGCGCGACAAGTTCATCGCCGGCGCGTCCAACGCCATCCTCGCGCGCCTGTCGCCGAAGGAAGGCGGCGAGAAACTGACCGCGAACAACGAGTTCAGCGGCATGGGCTTGAAGGCGCTGATTCGCGTTGCGTTGCGCAACGCGGGCGTCGCGCATGCCGACCGCCTGGAGGGCGCACAGCTGGCGGCCAAGTTCTTCGCCGCGCACAGCACGTCGGACTTCCCCTACATGCTGGCCAACACTGCCGCCAAGGTGCTGAAGGCCGCTTACGAGAACGCCCCGACCACGTGGCAGCTGTGGGCGCCGGTGATGTCCGTGTCCGACTTCAAGTCGACCAGCGTCGTCACGCTGTCGGCTTTCTCGGATCTGGCCGACAAGGCGGAAGGCGCTGAATACACGCAGGGCACGATGTCCGAGGGTCGCGAGACCATCCAAGCGGGCACGAAGGGCCGCTACATCGACCTGACGCGCGAAGCCATCATCAACGACGACCTGGGCGGTTTCCTGCGCACCAATGCGGCGCTCGGTGCGGCTGCGGCGCGTTCGGTCAACAAGGCGGTGTATACCAAGCTCTACGCCAACCCGACCATGTCCGACACCGGCGCGCTCTTCAACACTACGGCCGTCACGACCACGGGCGGACACGCCAATCTGGCCGGTTCCGGCGGTGCCATCGCTGTGTCGACGATCTCTGCGGGTGAATCGGCCATGGCGCTGCAGAAGGATCCGAGCCGTACGCAGGTGCTGAATCTGCGCCCGGCCTTCCTCCTGGCCCCGGTCGGCAAGAAGCAGATCGCCTGGGATGTGCTGAATAGCCCGACCGATATCTCGCAGTCGAACAGCGCGAAGCGCAACTACGCCGCGAGCCTCGGCCTGACGCTGGTCAGCGATGCCGAAATGGACGCCAACAGCACCACCGCATGGCACCTGATTGCCGGCCAGTCGACGCCGTGCATCGAGGTCGCGTTCCTCGACGGCGTGCAGACGCCGTACATCGAGGAAGACGTGTCGTTCCTCACCGACTCGATGCGCATGAAGGTGCGCCTAGACTTCGGCGTGGCCGCGACCGACTGGCGCACCGGCTACAAGAACGGCGGCGCGTAAGCGTTGCGATGAACACCGGGCCGGAGCAATCCGGCCCGACTACCCCATCCAAAGAGGACAGAAGTCATGGCAACGAATCAGGTTTGTGACGGCAACGTCATTCAGTGGACCAACGGCAGCGGCTCTGATGTCGCGGCCGGCGGTGTGGCCATCGTCAAGCACTGCGTCGGTGTCGCGCTCGTCGACATCGCCAACGGCGCCACCGGCGCGGTCGCGCTTGATGGCGTGTTTTCCGGCATCCCCAAGGTCACGGCCGCCGTGTTCGTGCAGGGCGAAAAGCTGATCTGGGACACCAGCGCCGGCAAGTTCGACGACTCGTCGGCCACGCCGGCGACTGGCGATATCACCGGTGCATGTGTTGCGTGGGTCGCGGGAACGTCGAGCGACACCACCTGCACGATCAAGCTCACCCCAGGCAACGCGACGTTGACCTGATCGGTCTGACGACCGCATCGCAGTGAAGCAAAGGCCGCCTCCGGGCGGCCTTTCTCTTTCCAGCCCGGAGCGACCATGCAAGTGATCCATTCGAAAGCCGGCACGCTCAGCGCGTCGGAAACGCTTTACGTCGCGCTGGCGTCTGCGGCGCAGCTCGTCAGCGTCATCGTCGACAACTCGTCGAACGTCACGGTCAGCGTGACGAATGCCGCTTCGCCCGGCGCCTCGTCGTTGTGGTCGACACTCACCCTCACCAGCAACGGCGCATCGATGGCTGGCCCGATCACCGGATTCAAGCTGGTCGCGAATGGCAGCGGCGGCAGCTACAGCATCGCAGCCGCGCACCTGAAATGACCCAGCAATCCACCCTCCGCGCGCTCGACGCCGAACTCATGGCCGCGTTCACGTCTGCCGGGCTGGCCGATGCGGCGACGTTCATCCAATACGGTAGCGGCTCGCCGACGTCGTGCTCGGTCTACGTCGATCGCGGCGTCACCTTCCAGGGCTTCGACGGCACCGTGCGCAATGACGCGGTGACGATCACGGCGTTCCTGGACGAGATCGCCGAGGTTCCCAAGCGCGGGGCGTTGTTCGCGGTCGGCGCCGTCACCTACAAGGTCGACGCCGTCACCGCGAAGGACGAAAGCCGCGTGGTCTGCGTGGTGTCGACATGACCGACTCTGTCGCGCTCCGCGCCATCTACGCCATCCGCACGCGCCTGCAGGTGATCGACGGCAATTCGCCGTTCAACACGGCCGCCGGCGGAACGGTGCTGATCAATCGCAGCACGGTCGAGAAGGGCGACCTGCCCTTGCTCGTCATCGTGCCCGGTGATGAAACGGTCGAACCCAGCAGCGGCGGTGGCCAGGCCGATGGCCGGTCGCAGGCCATGAAAGTTCAGTTCGACATCAACATCGAGGGCATGGTGCTCGCCGACCAGTCCAACACCGGCGAACAGCTCGAAGAGGTCAAAGCCGACATCAAGCGGGCGCTGCTGCTGTTCGACCAGCCCACGCTGAAAGACGGCCTTTTCGCCATTGGCCCACTGGCCTATCTCGGCTCCACACCCCTCCCCCGCGAGGACGGCGCCAACACTGAATCGGTGCAGTGCAGGTTCCGCGTCACCTATACAGAGAAGTTCGGAGATCCCAATGCAACCCGATAACCGCACCGCGCGCTTCGTGTTCGCGCGCGCCTGGACGCATGCCGGCGTGACCTACGCCAAGAGCGACCCCGCAGAACTCCCCGCGAACGATGTCGAGAAGCTGACGCGACTCGGTGCCGGTGCGATGGACGAGCGCAAGACCGATCCGCCGAAGGGGAAGAAAGCCCCGACGCCATCGCTGTAACCCAAGCCACACCACCCACCCCGAAGCCCGCGCAAGCGGGCTTTTTCATTGGAGAACATCATGGCTCTTCCCCTGAACAACCACACGAACCAATACAAGTTCGGTCGTGGCAAACTCTTCATCGGTGTCTACTCGGGCGACGCCAACCGCGCCGACCGCCGCTACATCGGCAACTGCCCGGGCTTCACGCTGTCGGTCGAGTCCGAGAAATACGAGCATTTTTCGTCCACATCGGGAATCCAGACCAAGGACCTCACGGTCACGAAGTCGGTAAACTTCAACGCGCAGATCACCTGCGACGACATGCAGGCCGAGAACCTGGCGCTGTCCCTGGCCGGCATCTCGGGCACGCTGACGCAGTCGGCCACGCCGGTCACGAATGAAGCCATCGTGGTCCAGAAGGGTTACCACTACCAGCTGGGCCTGGTCGGATCGAATGACGTGGGCGTGCGCGAGGTGTCGTCGGTCGTCGTGACCAACGTCGCGGGCAGCACCACCTACGTGCTGAACACCGACTACTCGCTCGACGCCGACAGCGGCATGATCTACATCATCAGCGGCGGCGCCATCACGAATGGCCAGACGATCCATGTCGACTACACCCCGGCAGCCGGCGCACGCACCCTGATCGAATCCGGCACGTCCGGCGCCATCGATGCCGAGCTGTTCTTCGTGTCCGCGAACGCTGCGGGTGACGACCAGTCGCTGCGCATCCCGCTCTGCTCGATCGCGCCCTCGGGAGAACTGCCGTTCATCACCGGCGACGAGATCGGCCAGATGACGTTCGACATCGGCGTCAGCACCAAGGACTCGTCGACCCCGCAGATCATCATTGCGGGCCAGGACATCGTCTAAGCCTTCATCGTGGCTGAACCTTCCCCGGCGCCCGACCCGCGCCGGGGCTTTCTCACTTCATCGAGCCCACCATGGCCACCCAACGAATCCTCACGGTGTCGCAAATCGCGGCACTGGCGGCGCTGTTCGAGCGCGCAAGCAGCGCGTCGGAAGCGCAATACATCCAGATCCTTGGCGACCTCGCCGGCATCCTGGACCACATCGACCAGCCGAAGCGGCGCCACGCCGACATGGGCATGGCCGAGTTCCTGGACGCGGCGGCCGCGCGCATTCCGGCCATCATGTCCGACAACATCGCGCAGCTGCAGACGTTCCCGACTGCGGCCGATCGCTTCGCGAAGGCAATGCAGGGTGTGACGGCGCAGGTCACGACCGCGCTTGAATCTGCGGCGCCTGCCATGCCATCGAAGAAGCCGCGCCGCTGACCGATGCCCATCGTCATCGACTCGCGCGAGCTGACCGCGCTGCGCCGCACGCTGGAAGACGTCTCGAAGAACGCCAAGCGTGACATGGGCCGCGCGCTGTCTTCGACCCAGCGCGCCACGGTGACGGAAACCACGCGGGCCACGGCTGAGAACTACACGGCCAGCACGCGACGCATCAAGGCGGGCACGCGCGCGTCGAAGGTGAACACGCAAGGCCTGTCGTTCACCATCACCGGCCTGCGCAAGCCGATCCAGCTGCAGGAATACAAGCACCGCGCCAGCCGGAAAAACGGCGTCGTCGCGCAGGTGCGCAAGACCGAAGGCTTCAAGCCGATCCCGTCAGCGTTCAAGGTCCGGGCCGGCAACTTCGGCGGCGGTGGCGGCAGCAAGGCGCGCATCTTCCAGCGTGTACGACTGGCCGGCGGCGGGCAAGTCGGCCGCCTGCCCATCACGGCACTCAGCGGCCCGAGCGTGGCCGACATGCTCAACAACGACCTGGTCGTGACGCGCGTGGGCAACTTCGCGCTGAACAAGCTCTCGGCCGAAATCATCCGACAGATCGAGGTGGCGTTCCGTGGCTAAAAAGGACGTCGAGCTACGGTTTTCGCTGAAGGACGGCGTCTCGGCCGGCCTGAAATCGATTCAAGGCGCGGTCGGTGGCATTGCCACATCGATCGCCAAGGTCGGCCCGGCGGCGGTCGCTGCCGGCGCGGCGCTGGCCACGGTCGGCATCGGCGCGGCACTGACACAGGGCGTGCAGGATGCTGCGGCGTTCGAGCAGCAGCTGGCGCGCATCGGTGCGACGGCTGGCCTGACCGCGGAAGAACTCGCGCAGGTCAAGGCGGCGATCGAAGGTGCTGCGGCCGGCTCGACGGCCACCATTTCCGAGACGGCGGCAGCGTTCCAGACGCTGGCGGCCGAGGGCCTGAGCGCATCGGAAGCCATCGCCGCGCTGCCGAACACGCTGGCGCTGGCCACGGCTGCGCAGATCAGCACGCAGGAAGCCGCGGGCGCGCTGGCGGCCACGCTGGACCAGTTCGGCCTGAGTGCCGACCAGGCGGCGAAGTCGGCGGACGTCATCGCCACGGCGGCGCTGCAGGGCGGCACCGGCGTCAATCAGCTGCTGCAGGCGTTCGAGCAGGTAGGCCCCACCGCGCGCAATGCCGGGCTGTCGCTGAACGAGACGGCGGCGGCGCTCGCCACGCTGGCGCAGAACGGCATCGAGGGCGGCAAGGCGGGCGGTGCACTGCGCGCGATCATTGACGGCCTCGCGGATCCGGCGTCGCGGTTGTCGGTGGAACTGTCGAAGATCGGCATTTCGTCGCGCGACTTCACGACGGTGATAGAGCAGTTGGGCGCGAAAGGTGCTGCGGCGCAGGGCGCGATCAATGCGCTCGGGTCGCGTGGTACGGCGGCGTTGCAGGCGCTGTTGCGTGAGGGTGGCGGGTCTGTCGACGAACTCGCTGCGAAGCTGCAGGGCTCGGAGGGGGCCGTGCAGTCGCTGGCCGACAAGATCGAGAACACGCTCGCGGGCAGCTTCGACAACCTGCGCCAAGCGTTTGCCGACGTGCAGGCCAAGTTCTTCGAGCCACTACTCGGGCCGATCAAGGCCGAGGTCGACGCGCTTGAGGCGCAGATCCGCGCGTTCGCCGCGTCGCCCGAGTTCGCCAAGCTGCGCGAGGCGTTTGGGTCGGCGTTCGCGGCCGGCATAACCGCGATCAAGGAATTCATCGCCGAGTTCAATTTCGACGAAGCGCTGGCCACGCTGCAGACGTTCCTGACCGAAGCGAAGAGCAACCTCGATGCGTTCGCCGAATCGGCGCGCGAGGTGGCCAACGCGGTCAAGGGCATCAAGGAAGGCGTGTCGCTGGTCGCCAACGTGTTCGACACGGGCGTTTCGGCGATCGCCGCGGGCGCCGCCAAGCTCGGCGCCGCATCGACCGCGCCGCTGGCGCTGGTCAGCGACACAGCCGCGGAACTCGGCCGCACGCTGGACGACGTGGCCGCCAACGGACTCGCGCGCGCGACCGAACAGGCGCGGCAGGCGGGCGACAACTTCAACAACCTCGCCAGCGCCGTGGGCGGTGCGACGCCTGAAGTTCAGGCTCAGGCGCAGGCGGCGTCGCAGGGCGCGGACGCCAATCGTGAATTGGCTGCAGCAGCCGAGGAAGGCGCAGCCGCTGTCGCCGCGGGGACGGGTGATCTGCAGCAGGCCGCGCAGGCCACGACCACCGTCACGACCACGATCAAGAATGCGGCGGTCGAAGTGGCCGCGCTTCATGCCGAGATCAAGACCGCGCAGGAAGGGCTTGCAAACGCGATCCTGAGCGGCGCCGACCCGGCTGCGATCGAGACGTTCAAGGCGCGCATCGACAGCGCCAAGCAGCAACTGCAGCTGCTCGCGCTTGCTGGCGTCGATGTCGGTGACAAGACCGCCGCCGGCGCGAACAAGGCCGCCGCATCGCTGGACCAGATCGGCAGTTCCGCATCGCAGGCAGCGTCCGAGGTGGAAGCGGTCGGCGATGCGACGCAGCAGTCCGCATCCCAAGCCGCCGAAGGCACCGCCTCGCTGTCCGGCATCACCGCGGCGCTGTTTTCGAAGTATTCGGCGCTGTCCGAGGCAGCCGGCAAGTTCTTCGCCGATACGCAGAAGGCGGCGAACGTCGGGTCGTTGTCTCTTCAGGATTACGGCGAGGCCATCCAGGCGGCCGATCGCGCCACCCAGGCGGCGTTCGATGGGCAGACGAGCAGTGCGAATGCGCTGATCTCGACGCTGCAGGAATACGCCCAGACCGGCCGCACCGCAGCCGACAGCACCGCGGCCGCGTTCTTCCAGTCCGAGGGCGCGCTCGACGGCATGGAGCAGGCGCTACAGCAGGGCATCGCCGGCTTCGACCTGCTCGATCGCCAGACGCTGCAGAACCTGCAATCGGCCATCGATGCCGCCCGCGCGAAGACCAAGCAACTGTCGGCGGACGCGCGCCAAGCAGTCGCCGACCTCAAGGCGATCGGCGACCAGCTCGAAGACCAGGCGCTGCGTGATGCCGGCAATGAGGAAGAGATCGCGCGCCGCGACTACGAGCGCCGGATCCAGAACATCGAGGAAATCGAGAAGCGTGCGGGTGCCGCCGGCGCCGATGGCGCCGAGCGCGCGAAGCGCCTGGCGCGCGAAGAGTTCGAGCGCAAGATGCGCGACATCCAGGAAGCCAAGGCCGCCCAGGCCGAAGCCGACCGCGAAGCCGCCGACAACCGCATCGCCGAAAACCAGCGCGTCTGGGACAACGACCCCTACAACCCGAACAACACCGCGCCCGCGCCCACGCAACAGCAGGGCCAGCGCACGACGGCAGGCCGTGGCGGTGCCGGCGCCATCACCGGCGGCAAGGGCGACAACGTCGCCGTGAACATCAACGTCGACCGCCTGCAGTCCGTGGGCGGCAACAAACGCGACCTCGAAGAACTTGTGCGGATGCTGAAGCCGCACTTCGAAGCATTGGCACGGAGAACCCGATGAACTACCTGTTCCCCCTCGACAACCTGTTGACCGAAGCCACCGGCTACACGCCGTACGCGGAGTCGATCAACACGCGCACGAGTGCGGACAAGGAAGGCGGCGGGCTGGTCACGCTGATCGGCGGCGGCACGGAAGATGCCACGTACGATGTCGAAATCGTGAACAACACGATTGTCGGCACGCCGGCGGTCAGTACCCCGGTGTTCACGGGCGTCGGCAACCCGGTGATGTCTGCGCTCGCGGCAAGCTCTGGCGTCGCCGCCCAGGTGTTCACGGCTACCTTGGTCGACCTCGGCACCGACACCACGTTCGCGTTCCTGCCGTTCCAGGGCGTTACGCTTCAGGCCAAGTCTTCCGGGTCCGGCGGCAACAACATCACGGTCGATGTCGATGAATCGGGCATTACCCGCACCGGCACCGACTATGCGCTGATCGAGCCGCTCGTGAAGGCACAGAACGAATACGTGGGCGACCAGTGGAATTTCGGTGCCGTGGTGCTGAATTCCGACGGCACCATTCCGAGCGGCGCGCCGCGCATCAGCTTCGGCGATGACCCGCAGGTGTACCGCCAGTACAAGGAATTCTCTGACGGCCGCTACGTGTACCGGTTCAGCCCGGCCCCGGTGCGCGATGTGCAGGAAGGCGCGCGCGTGAAGACCGTCACCGGCTCGCGCACGGTCACCATGACTGACGGCATGAGCACGCGCACCTATACCAGCGTGACCACGCTTTACAGCCTGCTGAACGCGATACTGAGCGACGGAAGCGCACTTGTCGACGTGGTCGAGCCGGTCACCGTCAACCTGGCGCCGGGCGGCATGGGCATGGTCGAAATGTCCGTGCGCACGGTCAGCTATGTGCAGTCGATCACCCGCGACGGCACGGTGTTCGTGCGCAACGCCGAACTACCGTTCACCGTCTCCGACGACGCGCCGACCGAGATCCTAACGATCACCTGCAGCGCCGCGGACTACATCGGTTCCGAGGTGTGGGAGGTACGCGGGTCGGTCTCTGGCGAACTGGCTGATGCCGTCACGGCCGTGGCCTACGACGGAACCGACTACGACTTCACGATCCCGCAACTGTTGCCGCCATCGTCAGAGCCCGCGGCTGCGGAAAAGTCGGCGCGACTCGAATTGCTGGACCGTGGCGAAGGCCAGGGCGTGCCGAGGCTCTGCGTCGAAAACTTCGTGCTTGGCGCCGATGCGCGCAATCGCACGTTTGAATTCATCTGGCGCCCCCGCCCGCCGGAATGCAACTGCGACGATGTCGAAATTCAGGGTGGACCTGATGGCGGAATTCTTGGAACGGAGGAACCTTACGTGGGCGAATTGATACCCGCGGCTCTGCAAACGAGGGTGCAGAGTTTGTACAGCTGGCTGAATACGTTCGTCGCCAGCCAGGCCTCGATTCTCGCCGGTTCAACGGCGATCACGTCTGACGAAGGCACGGCGCCAGCCGGCACCGTGACGCAGGAGACCACTGACCCGAGCGCGAGCACGGGCGATGCGATCAATCTGTTGCAACGGGTTGGCGCGGCGCTCAAGGTCGATCGCGTCGACATCGAAGCGGCGAAAACCGCGGCGGCGTTGCTGCATTCCGTGCTCGTCGATATCTACGAGACCAACAGCAACACGATGCCGGGTGCCGCCGGCACCGGGTGGGATTCCGCGCTGACGGATTTGCAGACGGATTTCTCAGCGCTGTCCACGCTGATCGGTTCGACGTTCTGGCGCAACTGGTCGGCGTACATCGACAAGGGTGTGAGCTTTTCGGCTACGGTCGATGACGAGCGCGCCGCGGAAGCTGCATTCTCGAGCGCGCTGCTGACGGTCGACTTCGACGGATACATGGAAAAATGGCGCGCGCGCATGGATTACGTCCGCACGCTCGGCGGGGTATCGCCGGATTTTGATGGGGCCACACGTCGAGGGAACAACGTGTGGCAGGATCACAACGGATCGGCATGGTTCGAAAGCCAGGATGGCTTGCTGCCGATCCAACCCGGTTTCTACTATCACAGTTGCCGATTGGGCGATTACAACCTGCCCGTGGCAACTCGCGAATTCGGCATCGGCGTTGGCATTGGCTGCGCCGATCAATTGCAATACGGCGATAAGCTGTTCATCACGATCAGCCCGATTGGCAATCTGCGCGTGACCTATCAGGTCGGCGATCAGTTCCGCGTTGCCATCATCAACGGTGCGCCGGCGCAGTTGGGTGGCGGGCGCACCGGCACCGATACGCAGACGTGGCGCGTGCGTGGGTCAGTGCTTGGCGGGCTGACGGACTACAGCCTCTACAAGCCGAGCCCGGGCACGTACAGCGCCGGCGGCATCACCTTCAAAATCACGCCGGGCGGCATTGACGATGCGCTCGGGGATGAGTTCGAATGGTACGTCGAGGGCGGGCAGTTCCGGTATCGGAAGAACGGCGGCGTCTGGTCCAGCAACACCCAGATCAGCACGGCCGCCATTCTGATCGACACCGCCAACGGTGCCGGCATCGGCGTGCAGTTCACGCCGGGCGCGGCGCCCAGCTTCGTGGTCGGCGACACCTACAGCTTCAGTGCCAAGGCGCTGAACACGATCGAACGGCTGTGCAGCCCGGTGCATGGCGGCACACAGGACATCAACGGCGGCGGTTTCCTGGTCGCCGATGACTTCCACATGGCCGACCCGACCGCGACGGTCGGTGGCGTGTACGAGACCGTTCTGTTCGTGCGCGTCACGGACGAGTGCACGGTGTCGGTGACGCCGAAAGATGGCGGCTACGCGTACCCGACCATCGTCTGTGCCTGCATGCCAGGCGACAACGTTTTCACGATCACCGAGGACATCCGCAGCTACGAAATCACGCACCTGCACGTCGATGTCAGCAACGACGTCGGCGACTACACGCCCGTGCAGATGCTGTGGCTCGGCCACCCATTCGAACTCGACATGCCCAACGGCATCGCCGACCCCGGCATCACAAAAAAGCGCGTGAAGCTCGGCACCCCGGCACGCCCGCGCGCACGCCTGGGCGCCACCATCCAGCACAGCGCCGTCGCCGAGTCGGCCTTCGACGACTTCATCGAACGCCTGAACGATGCTGCCGTGAACCATGAAGGCCGTTTCGCCGTCGTCTGGCCCGCCGGCGCGCAGGCCGAGTGCGGCATCGTCCGCTACACCGGTGACGAGCTCGAGGTCGACGACGAACGCGATTACCAGCCCACCGACAGCACCGACCGGCTGCTGCGGTTCAGTCTGCCGTTGGAGCCCGTCGCGTGATCGACCGCATCGAAATTTCCGCCGACACAACCTGGTCGGCTGGGCCGGTGGGCGCCACCATCGATTGCGATGTCGGCGTCGAGCAGATCGCGAGCGACGCGCGCACGGGAAGCGAGACGGATTCGCTGACGTGCACGCTGCCGATCATGCTGCGCGAGTACCTTGACCCGCCGCCGCTGGGCCGTGCTGCCACCTTGTACGCCAATGGCGCCGAGCTCGCCGCGGGCACGATCGTCGGCATCGACTGCGATCCGGAAGGCATTCGCATGCGGGTGGACCTGTGACGCTGCCGCTGTCCGCCAATCTGCCGCTGCGCACGTCCGCCGTCTGGGGCGTGTTCGGCGAGGTCGAAACCATCCCGCACCGGTATGGCCGCAACCGCGGACGTGCGCAGCGGTACGACAACACCGGACGGCGCTACGTGTGGGCCGATCATGCGTGCGAGCTGATCACCGAGGTGCGGGTCGACGGTCAGGTGTCGCGCGCCTGGACGTGGCGCAACGGCCAAGACGTGACCGGACACCCGGTGACGTTCATCGAGCTGTCGCAGCCGACAACCGGCGAAGTGACCGCCGCGGGCTTCGGCAAGATCCACGCGACCAGCGGCGCGCGCATCGACAACCCGGCCGCCATCATCGCCGACATCCTGGTGCAGATTGCCGGTCGCGACGAACCCGATCTGGCGTGGCTCGGCTACGAAGCCGCCAAGCTGGGCATCACCTGTGCCGGCACGCTGGACGATGCCGACACCAGCATTCAGACCGCCATCAGCGAAATCTGCGAATCGATCGGCGCCGTGTGGGCATCGCGTGCGCGCCGGTTCGCGCGCATCCATCCCGGCGGCAAGTTCGACACCTACAGCGCGCTCGGCCAGGAAGCCATCTACGAATCGGGCGCCACGCTGGACGCTGCCGACCTGGTCGAAGCTACGACCGACATCACCCAGATCGTCAACGCCGTGGTCGTGCAGTTCGACTACCGCGACGGCAAGGCCAGCCAGACCATCGAGCTGGATTGCCCGGACAGCATCGCCCGCTTCGGCCGGCGAGAGGCGCGCGTCGAAGCGCCGTGGGTGGCTGACGCACGCGTGGCCAATGGCGTCGCCGAACGCCTGCTGACCTACCGCGCCGAACCGTCGTGGCAATACCGCGCCGAGAACATGGCCGGCGACCTGCGCACGCTCGATGTCGTGCACTGGGCAGGTAGCACGCGCCTGCCCGCGCCCGAATCTGCCATCGTGCTGTCCGCGAAGTACGACCCCGGCACCGACCGCAGCACCATCGAATTCGAACGCCTCACGGCCACCGGTGCCGAGCTGCGGCTCGTGCGGCAGGGCAGCGCAATCGAGGACGACCAGGCCGCACAGGTCACCGTACAGACGCAGGGCGATCAACGCCGGATCCAGATCAAGGACACGACCGGCGCACCGATCGCGAAGGCAAAGGTGATTCTCGACGGAACCATCACCCGCTACAGCGACGCCGGCGGCTGGGTGGTATTCCCGACCCACGCCACACCGCCCGGCATCCATACCCTGAACATCACCACCGAAGCCGGTGACGTGCTGACCATGAGCTTGCTGATTCAATGACGAAGCCCAAGAAGCCCCCGATGTCCGCGCGTGCACGCGCCGTTCTCGATCGCCTGAAGCGCGCCGCCGTCGCGGGCTGCATCGGGTGTCGGTTGGTCAAGAAGCTGCGGGCGCGCTGACCCGATTCAGTGCCACAATCGCCGCCGCGGCCTCCGTAAAAAGACGCCGTACCGGCGCCGCTGACTTTTGCGTTATGCCTCACTGCGTTGTCAGTTCGGCTGGGGTGTTGCAGAAGAAACCGCAGGTCGGGCAACGCTGGCCGTAGTCGGTCGTTTCATTCAGGCCGCATCCGTTCGGGCACATGCCGCTGCGGATGCAGAAATCCTCTTCCACGAATCGCGCGGCGTCCGCATCGGTTCCGCCAAGCACTACGATCTGCCCGACTTCTTTGCGCTCAACCATTCCTGCTCTCCGGTTGGTGATGCATAACAATTCATTCCAGCCGACCGCTTCGCGTCGGCTGAACTCGGGGCGTTAGATGCTCGTGCGATGCCGAGAAGCACATCGCGGAATGCTGGTGGCGTCGCGTTTCGGATGCGCGTCTTGTCTTTCCCTCCAACAAGTGCCATACGGCCTATTTTTCTGGCTTTCTCGCGCCCGTACCGTGCGACCATTTCAGGCGTTGGGCCGCTGTCGCTCGCGCCCCAAATCAAGTCTGGAAGCGGCGACTTAGTCACGGCATACAGCCAGGTGCCCTTGCCGGCGAAATGGCCGTAGTGCCCCTGCCATACGCAGCAGGTCATGCCGCCAAATGCGTCGGCTTTTACCCAGCCGCCATGCTGAGGTGGCTTTGCGATGCCGAAATAGTCCCAGGCTGCGCTGTCTTTCGGATGCTCAAGAACGCCGCCGTAATTTCGAACAGCGGTAAGGGCTGCTGCGAAGCAGCCGCCGTCCTCCCCTTTCCTGTATTGATGCGGGCGGCGCGTTGACCCGTGCCAGTACCGCCCCCAACGTTGGCACGGCGGGTGCGCGACGACCGGATGCGGGCCGCTGTATTTCCTTGCGTCCCTCTTTTCGTCCCACGGGTCAACCAGTTTCGCGTCGAAGTATGTTCCATCGGTTTCTACGAACAGTGCTGCAATCATCGTTCTAACCTTTCATTCCAGCCGACCGCTTCGCGGTTCGGCTTAATTCAGGCGTTAGGCGTCTCAATGCGCGCCCACCATCCGCCCCATTCTTTCGGGGTCAGGCGGTCTGCGTGCAAGTGCTCGTCAGGCTTGCAGCACTTCAGCTTGCGCGGCATGTAGGCGTTCGGCTCGCTGCCTTGCAGTCTCGGCGCTCGCGCGTTGGTGTAGCCAACAAACAGCACTTGTTCGCGCATTTGGCCGCGAAAGTCCCAGCGGTGCCGGTATAGGCCAACCTCGGTCGGTAGCTTTGCTGTGTATTCCATCGTTTCTCCAATAGCCGCGTTGACGGCTAACAATTCATTCAAGCCGACGCCACTTCGTGGCACGGCTTAATTCAGGGGTTGGCAGGCAAAAGCATGTCGCCCTGCACCGCCGTCTCGCCAGCGCCGACTTTCGCATCCTCGAACAGCCGGGGCTGTGCGTAGGCTTGCTCTATCCTGCGGCAGGCAATGTCAAAGTATTTGCGCTCGCGCTCGATGCCGACGAACTGCAACCCCATCCGGGCGCAGGCTACGCCGGTCGTTCCGCTGCCCATGAAGGGGTCGCAAACCGTGGCAACGTCTTCCGCCTTGCTTATGCACCACTCAAGCAACCGCACGGGCTTTTGTGTTGGGTGATCCCTGTCTTTTACCGGCACGTCGTCGCCTACCTTGCCGCACCACTTGGCCGCGTTCATGTCAATCGAAGTCCAGGCCATTTCTCCAACTGCATAGCTCGGCGGCATTGGAGACTTATCCCAAAACAAAAACCCTCGCGTCGGCGGGAGGTTAAAGTAGTTGCCGCCCCAAACAATCAACTGCCGGCCCTTCTCGCGCATCAGCCCAAAAAGCCAATCTGGCGGGGTTGCGTCGTCCCAGGCTTCGTCGTCCATTTTCAAGTTGCTGTGCGAGCCTCGCGCCGCTCCAATCCCATACGGCGGGTCGGTCAGCACCAGATCGACGGGCGGCAGCAGCGGCAGCACTTCGCGGCAGTCGCCGTGCCACAGTTCGCAATTCCCGATTGTCACTTTCTCAGCCATCATCACTCCGTTTCACCGTTTGCCTGCCAACCCGGCAGTCCAGCGGACGCCGTGCCGGCGCCGCTGACTTTTGCGTTAGGGCGCAATCGCGGCCTGAAACTCTGCGAGGTCGCGGCGCAGCCCATCCAAATTGCTACAGTTCTCGTGGCCCTTAAATGCTTCCTGCTCGCACCGAATCTCCGGCTCGATGTAGTCGGAAACAGCCATTGCAATCAGCTTTTCAAGCGCCGAGATATGGGCGCGCACAACGTCCGCTGCCGGCTTCCGGTCTGCCGGCAACACGCCGTAGCACGTTTCCAGTAGTTCCAGTGATTCTTCTACTTCACGCTTCATGTTTCGCTCCGTTCGGGCCTGCGCCCTAACAATTTATTCAAGCCGACGCCGCTTCGCGGCGCGGCTTAACTCAGGTGTTAGAAGGCAAAGGCCGAAACAGCAGCGGATGCGATGGCCACAGATCGCCTTCACTGTGCACCCAGTACGAGCCTGTCGGCCATTCCCCGTCATAGCTGCATTGGTGCACGCCTGTACTGCCAGGCTCGATGACTTCGAACATCCGTCCATCTTTCGGGCAATACATCGCCTCTTTCCAGCCAAGTTCTTTCAGTCTCTCTTGAGCATCCCAAAGCATCCGGCGCGCGCTCTCCTCGTCCGGCATTGTCTGGGCGCGTTTGGCTTTGTCGGCCTCGCACTTCGCCCACAGCGCGTCCGCTTCGCTCTTGCGCAGCGGTTCGTGGCGGTAGCCGCCGTGTCCGTCGTGGAAAGTTTTGTGCCCTACAATCTCGTCGCTCATGTTGTTCCTCGCAGTTGCCTTCTAACTCTGCGTCCGAGCGGACAACCTACGGTTGCCGCTCAACTTGGTTGTTATGCCTCACGGATCGCCCGGCGGCGGCCCGTGTTGCTTGCTTCCGCCGATGGGTTGGTATCCAAAGCCCGGCGGCTTCGGTTGCACTACCTGTTCGCGTTCGATGTACGTTTCCAGCGGTCCTATTGCCAGCCCGAGCCGATGCGCGATGTGCAATTCCAACTGCGCGCCCTGCGACATTTCCCAGCCCGGTAGCAGCGCGATGGCGTCGCAGTCGCACAGGGCCTTGATGTCGGCGCGCATGCAGTCCGTCCAATCGGTCAAGCCGCGTTGCTGGCACACTTCGACAGGGTTTACGGGCACGTGCCCGGACTCACGCAGCGCATGCGCCGCAGCGAAAAATGCGGGCATGTTCATGTTTGGCCGGCCGGTCATGGGGCCGCTGATGTAGACGCGAAGTGCGGCCATCACGCACCGTCCTTCGACAGTACGGACCGAATGCTGGGGAGCGCATCTGCTGCTCGTCGCTCGCACCATGCCACGTCATCACCTGGCTCTCGGTCGGCATCGCCGATGTCAGCCAGAGCCGCCTCTGCGGTATGCAACGCGCGCTCAAGCTCCGCCACGCGCGCCCGGAGGCGGTCAATCTCCATATCGCGCCACCCAAGTTCGGCGGCGAGGTCGGCGAAGGGCAGGACGGCGCGCATCAGAACGGCACCGGCTCGATCCACTGTTCGCATCCCTGCGCCTGAAACTCGACAGGCACTTCGGCGCCGAACGTGCGGCAGATGCCGGACTCAAACATCGCGCATCCATGGCAGCTGCGGTTTTCCGGCAGCGCTTCCAGGATGCGGAGCGCTGCCTGCATCTGGGCCAGCATGCGGACCTTCTCCGCCGGTGTCGGGTTCAAGTTCATGGGATAGGACCTCCGGGTAGTGTTTGCCGCCGCGATCGAGCACGGTGATGCGCGTCGCCTTCAGCAGGTGGTGAGTGAGGGAAAGGGCGGCGTCGACGGTGCGCGGAACAAGCGCGGCGTGATCGCCGATGCGTGCGGGCATGCGCTTGCGCCACCAGTCGCACGCCTTGGATCGCGCCATGCCGCCATGCTCAAGGCACACCCACTCGCGGAACGTGCGGAAGCCGCAGACGTAGGTGACCTTGAGGCTCGGAATGCCGCCGGGCTTCTCGTGGCGGTCGTACAGCACGTCCGTGACTTCGAACTCGTGGGTGTAGTCGCTGAGGTCGATCTCGTTCGACAGCACCGGCGCGAAGCTTGCGGTCGGGTCGTGCTTGGCGTCCTGTCGCGGCCACTCGTGCCCGCAGTCCGGACAGGTGGCGACCATGGCGATGACGATGCCCTGGCACTTCGGGCACTCTTTCGTCGGCATCGTGATGACCTTGCCCGTCTCGCCGGCGCGCTTCGGGCGCTGAATCCTGATCTCGTCGATCGGGCCGTGTTCCAGCGCGTTGCCGGCGAAGTCCAACACCAGGCAATTTTCCTTTCCCGGCGCGAGGCGCAGTCCGCGACCGACCTGTTGGTAGTAGAGCCCGGCGGATTTCGTGGGGCGCATCAGGATCACCGCGTCAACGTGCGGCGCGTCGAATCCTTCGCTCAGCACGTTGACGTTGCAAAGCGCGCGCAACTGGCCTCCGGTGAAGCGACGGACGATGCTCGCGCGCTCGGCGCTGTTCGTGCCGCCCTCTACGACGGGCGCGTCAACGCCGTGCGTCTTGAGTTCCGCGCTGACTGCGTTGGCATGCGCGACGTCGGCGCAGAACACGACCCACGCGCGGCGGTCGGTGCAGAACTGCATGATTTCGATGCACGCTAGCTTCACCAGTTCGGCTTGGTTGACCGCTTTGGCCAGTTCGGTCGCGACATACTCACTGCCGCGGATGTGAACGCCAGAGAGGTTGGCGCGAGCGAGCCCGGCCTTGCTGACCAGGCGCGACAGATAGCCGCCATCGATCAGCTCGCGCACGCCGATCTCATACGCGATGGTGTTCAGGATGTTGTCGGGACCGCAGACGACGCCGCTGCCGAGACGGTAAGGCGTCGCCGTCAGCCCCGCGATGCGACACGCGGGATTGATCTGGGTGCAGGCGTCGAGGAATGCCCGATACATGCCTTCGCCCTTCACCGGGATGCGATGCGCTTCGTCGACCAGGATCAGGTCGAAGCGCCCAAGCTGCATGGCCTTGTCGTGCACGCTCTGGATCGACGCGAACACCACGGGCTGGAAGCGATCGCGCTTGCCGAGACTGGCCGAGTAGATGCCGACCGGGGCCTCGGGCCAGTAGCGCAGCAACTTCTCGGCGTTCTGCTGCACCAGTTCGCGCACGTGCGCCAGCACGAGCACGCGGGTGCCCGGCCATTGCGTCAGTGCCTCGTGCGCGATGCCGGCCATCACCGGCGACTTGCCGGCCCCGGTGGGGAGCACCAGGCACGGGTTGTCGTTGTGGACGCCCATGTACGCCCACAGGCAATCGATGGCGTCGCGCTGGTAGGGCCTGAGGATCATGCTGCGCGCCTCGCGCCATGCTCGAAGCGGGCTTGACGGGCGGCAAGGATTGCATATGCGAACCTATCGCGAAGGTAGCGGGCGTCGTCCTCGCTCTCGAGTTCATGCCAGCCTTTGTGCCAAGACATGGCCGCGCCAAACAACCCGAAATATCTGGCGCCGTTCTCAATACCTTCCATATTGCAGGGTTCGCAAGTGAATAAGTCGTACACCGTAAAATCTGATTCAAGGAACCCGCAACAAGGACAAGGAAAGAAATCGCCCAAGGCGGTCCCTGGATCTCCGGACAACAGCTTGAGTCGCCCAGTCGTGCTTGCGTGCTCGTCGATGCGCTCCGAGTGATGCTTGAATTCATCGAACAAACTGTCGCTCGTCACACCCGGCGGCTTTACCTCGTACCAACAATCCTTTCCCTGCGGCGTCTTGACGCGAAAGTCTGGCAAGTACCATCGGCCTGAAGGCAGCACAAAGCCCTCCGGCTCATACTCGAATTTCAGGCCCATGCTGTCGAAGAACACCGCCCACCGCGCCTCAAGACGCGAGCGGAAACGATAGCCTCGATAGACAGTCTCGATTGCTTTGATCATTTGTTCGGACCCAAATAGCTGACGGTGACGTAGCGTCTTGGCTCTCGCGCGATCCGGTTCATCCAGTTCACGAAAGGCTGCTTCGGGCCATCCCACAGCGGATTCGGCGCGGGTTCCGGATCCGGCGCGACGATGCGGGCGCCAGCCGCCTTGAAAGCCGCGATCTGCGGATCGCCCAGGGCTTCGACGGCGGCGATGCGCAGTTCCTCGCTGCTGTAGTGGCCCTGCGCCGGGTCGCCATTACGGAAGCGCTTGCCCTGCGGTGTCTCGTATTCGACCCAGTTCGCCGTGGCGTCGGCGTCGACCGGCTTGCTGTGCGACACCAGCGCAGGAATGAAGCGATGCGAAGGACAGCCGGTGCGCTGCTCGGCGGCGCTGAGATCGCGCTTGTGGAAGGCGCACGACCAGCGCGCGTTGCCGGTCAGCTCCGGCGTGGCATGCAGGCAGGTGCGGCAGTTGACTGCCGGCACGGCCTTGGCGTGGCAGAGCGCGTGCGCGGGGCACCACTTGCACTCGTACCACGCTGGGTTCGTGCTGATGCCGGACGGCGGGGTCGCTGCGGTGATGATGCGATGCGCCTTGGCGGCAATGCGAGCGCCCTCGACTGGATCGGCCTCGGTACGGACGGCGTCCATCTGCCGGCCGCCCGGCGTGGTCGCGGTCAGGTAGTGCCGGTCCATGCCGGTGTAGTGCATGTAGGCGATCGCCTGGGCGTAGTAGACCGGGTCCCACAGCGCCAGCGTGGCCTTCTCGCCGTGCTCGGCGCGGAGCTTGCCGAGTTTGCCGAACTTGTCGTCGTTGACCGCCTTGCACTCCCACACGTGCCAGGTCTTCGGCGCCTGAAGGAGGCCGAGCACAGCGCCGTCCAGGTGGCCGCTGAAATGGCCGCCGTGGTCCGATACGCCGAACTGATCGCCTGTCGCGGAGTTCACGGTATGCAGTTCGATGCCGGCCACCATGCGCAGCCGGGCCGCCATCACGTCCTCGACCCGGAACCCGTCGTCGAAACGCTTGAGCGATGCGGCATCGAACTCGCCGCGCACCGCCCAGCGGAACGAATACCAGAGCTCGCGCTCGCACGACTTGCCGATCTGCGACATGCCGAGGTAGCCGCGGGCAGGTTCGGCGCGCGACTTCTCGACGATGGCCGCATCGATCGCAGCGAGCGTCGGGTCGACGAAGGACGGGATGGCGACCATCGATCAGGCCTCGCTGCCGCCGTCGTCTTCGGGCTTCGCGTCGTCGCTGCCGGCGATCTTGTCCAGTCCGTCGAGCGCCAGATCGCGCTGGTCCGGTTCAGACTTGTGGCCGTGGGGCGCGTCAGTGAAGTTCGCGGCGAGCACCAGGTGCACGACACTTCCGGTCGCATCAAGCAGTTCGTGGCGCTTGGTGTCGTGCTTCGCCACCGTGCAAACGACCTTGATGCCGTCCTTCACCGTGGCGCTTTCCAGCGTCGCCGGGATTCGCGCGAAGCCGCCGGTCGCGATCAGGCCGACGGCTTGGGCGACGGCGGTCTTGGTACGGTTCTCGACGCGCTCGATCACGCTGTCCTGCTCGTCCTGGCTGAGCTTCTGCCAGACGTCCTGGGCATGCTTGAGTTCGTCCAGCGTGCAGGCCATCAGCTCGCCCAGCATCGTGGCGGCGGTCATTTCGGCGAAGGCAGCGGTCGCCGGGTCCAATGGTTGGTTCATGTGGGTTTCCTGTTCAGGGCGGAAGGAGCCGCCGCGCCCCCGGACGCGGCGGCAGGGCGGGTTACTTGCGGCCCCAGGGCGGAGCAGCGGTAGCGGCAGGCGCAGCGTTGGCGGCGGGTGTGGCCGGCGCCGCGGACATCGGCGTTGCGCCGCTGATCGACTTCCACGCCTTGATCTCGTTCGTGTCGTTCTTGCGACCCTTCGCCGCATCAGCGGGCACGAACTCGACGCGGATCACACAGGGGCGGTTGTGCAGCAGCTGGCTGTCGCTGATCGTCTGGACCAGCCCGATGGCGCGCTGAAGCTCGGCCAGGTGTTGCTGCGCGATCTGGACGGCGGTCGCGTTGCTGTTGACCAGGTTCAGGCGCGCCCAGACCTTCTTGCCCTTGTACGGGCCGTCGATAATCTGGTGCGCCAGTTCGAGGTACTTGCCGGTGCCCGATTTCGTGGGCTTCATGTCGCTGTCGACGATGACGGCCGGGTACTCGCCGGAGGGGATCGCGGCGAATTCGGATTCCGGGACGGCGGTGGGGTCGAACGCAAAGCCAAGGTTTGCCATGTGTGCGGGTCTCGTGTTGGGTTGGGTTACGCCGCTTGCGCGACGGGTTCGGGGGTGCGGCGGAAGGCAAAGCGATCGAACGGGTTCTCGCCGACAACGAAAGGCAAGTCGGTCGTGATGCCGAAGCGGTTTTTGCTGATGTGCGCCGCGTTCGGATAGCAAGTGATGATGCGATCTCCGTTCGAGATCGCGCGCTTGCGATCACCGTCACCAGTCGTAAAGGTGCGGAGCTTCAGAAACGCCACGAGATCGACGTTGTCGCTGTAGTGCGAAACCGAGCGACGGTTCATCCGGATCGTGTAGCGCGTGTAGGTGTCGGTGTCCGGCGTGTCGACCGTCTCGCTGTCCGCGTGGGCGATGAACACCACATTCATCCCGACATGGGTCGACAGGTTGCCAACCCATTCGCGGATCGTGCGATGCCGCTCAGACACCGCCGAATGGCCGGCACCGTAGCCGCCGAGCGCCTGGTTGATCGACTTCGCCTTGCCGTCGAGCGCGACGATCTCCGACTCGATCAGCGTGTTCAGTTGCGTGATCGAGTCGATGACCAGCGTCTCGAAGCCGTGCTTCTCAGTCGCGAGTGAAGCGATTGCGTCAAGCACGTCCTGTGATGACGTGGCGAGCGGAAACAAGGCGATGTCGTCGCGGCCAGCGATGCTCTGCGTGCCGTCCTCGGTGCGGATGAAGACGGGCGACGGGAACGACGCCGCCAGCGAGGTCTTGCCGATGCCGCCTTCGCCGACGATGGTCGCGATGATCGGGCGCTGACCCTTTGGGGCCGTGAGCTGGGAAAGATTGATAGCCATGTCACGCCGCCTTCGCGATCGCGAAGATCGCTTCGATGGTGATCGACGGCTTGCTCGGCTTGATCGTGATCGCCTGGGCGATCAGCGCGTAGATCTCCGGCTCGTTCGCTTCGATGTAGCGGACCTCGGTGGTCACCAGTTCGGGCTTCCAGCGCAGCAGGCGCTTGCCGATCGCCTCGGGGATCTGCGGCGCGACCTCGGAGAGCTTCTCGGAGTCGACACTGCGCGTCAGCGCATAGCGCACGGCGATCTTGTGCATGTCGGTGTCGGCGCGCACGGTGCCTTCGTCGCGCTTGTCGACCAGGGCGAGCAGTTCCGTTTCGGCTTTCTCGCGCGCGGCCTTCGCCTGCACTTCCTGGTCTTTCAGTGCGAGCAGCCGCAGGGCCGCCCGGTCGATGTTGCTGAGTTCGATGTTCATGCTCGGGTTCCGTGTTGGGGTGGGTGATGCGGGCTCCGATCTCGCCGGCCCGCGCGGCGGTCTAGCCCTGGGGTTGTGTCCCGATGAAGGACGCCGGCGGATCGGTCCCGGCAGTTGCCGCCTCACGGCGTGGAAAGAGGGCACCGAGCACAGACGGGCGCGCGCAGATGCGTTGCTGCATGCGCAGGCCGCGGCGATGGGCTCGGGCGAATTCGTGGTCGTCGCGATGCTGCGAGCGCGCGGCGCGGTAGGCGTTCATGCGCTCGATCGCGTGCACCGGCGTAAAGGCGCGGGTCATCACGACGTGGCTGCTCGGATCGAGCGCGGGCAGGGCGCGGACGAGGGCGTTCATGCTGCGGCCTCGACAAATTCCCCAGCCTGGTCGAGCGAGTACCAGGTGTCAGGCCTGATTCCGCCTGCGCCAGCAATAGCGGCGCGGATATGCAGCAACTTTCCGCTGTTGTCTCGGAAACACAGCACGATGGCGCTGCCAGCACATGCCCTGGCGCGACCCTGATGCCCCGACGCCATCGCGACCGAATCCGCGCCGGACACCTCGGCCGCCGAGCGGAAGCCAGTGTTCGAGGCCGCCGAGTGGTCGCCAGTGTTCGAGGCCGCCGAGTAGTTGCCGGTGTTCGAGGCCGCCGAGTGGANGCCAGTGTTCGAGGCCGCCGATTGGAAGCCAGTGTTCGAGGCCGCCGAGCGGAAGCCAGTGTTCGAGGCCGCCGAGTAGTCGCCGGTGTTCGAGGCCGCCGAGCGGAAGCCAGTGTTCGAGGCCGCCGAGCGGAAGCCAGTGTTCGAGGCCGCCGAGTGGAAGCCAGTGTTCGAGGCCGCCGAGTAGTTGCCGGTGTTCGAGGCCGCCGAGTAGTTGCCGGTGTTCGAGGCCGCCGAGTAGTCGCCGGTGCAATGGACGCCTTCTTTCGTGCGATCAAGGCGCTCGCAAATCCATGCGATCGCACGCTTCGTGATGTCACCGAAGCTCAGTTCGAAGTTGACGGTGATCTTGCCGGCAGCGATCTTGCTGTCGCTTTCGTCGCGATCCGTCTCGCCGGACAAGGTGACATCGGCAAAGCGATTCAGCGTGCCGCTCTCTCCGGCCGGCGCGTAGAAACCGAACACCGCAAGCGGGTAGTCAACGGCATGGAAGCCGCCTTTTTGGCAGCGCACGACAGTGCCGTCATGTGTGTAGGTCTCGCCGACCACATACTGAAACTTCGTGCTATTCGGCGTGCAGGTCCAGTCGTTGTTGAAGCCCTTCACGGCGTTGATCGTCGCCGGCGTTGGCGCTGCGACTTCAGCCGCAGCGACCTTCGCGCGCTTCGCCTGGGGTTTTGCGCGAGTCGAGCTCATGCCTGCGTCTCCCAAGCCTTGTCCACCTCGGCCTTGTGCAGCCGGTCGGCCAGGTCGTAGCCGTAGGTGATGGCGTAGTCCTTGGTCTGGCCGTTGCTGATCTGCGTCAGGGCCGCGCGGACGGCCTGGCCCATGACGGCCTCGGAATAGCCGCGGACGTGCCCGTGGCCGCGCACCGTGGCGCGGACGAAGGCGGTGCGGGCGTCGGTCGGCTTGGGCGCCTGGGCGACATAGGCCGCCAGCGCTTCGCGCGCCGGGCGGACCATCGAATGCGGGAAGGGGATGACGGCGGACATGCTTCGCTCCGTTTCGTGCCCGTGGGTGGGCTGGTGGAGCTAAGTCAACCATGGTGGACGCATGGGTGTCAAGCATGGTTGACCATTTTCGGTCACCTGTCGTTGACGGAATGGGTAAACCATGGTTGACTAAGCCGGCCATGAAAGCATCCCTACTCAAAGAACATCCGCTGTTCGGCAGCTTCGCCGCCATCGCCGCCGCGTGCGGCTTGTCCCGCGAAGCGGTTCGCAAGTGGGATCTGGTCCCGCTGGACAACTGCCCCGCCATCGAATCCGCCACCGGCGGCGCCGTCACATGCGAGCAACTTCGCCCCGACGTGACCTGGCAGCGCGACAGCGCCGGGCAGGTGACCGGGTACGTGGTGCCCGTGCAGCTTGAGCAGAAGGCGGCATGACATGAACGACGCAGCGGCTATTGAGCAGGTTAAGCGGTACGTCGACGCCCGATGGGCCGAGACCTCCGCAGAGCGCGCCGAGCGGGCCGCCGTCGAGCGTTCGATGCGCCGGATGTTGACGGGCGCGATCGCAGCAACGAACGCATGATGTCGACCGACCCCGCCAGCCAGCCGCGATCGACGCTCGACTACGCACGCGCCTACCAGGCGCGCGGCTGGGCGGTGGTTCCGTTGCACGGCATCGATGCCGATGGCCGCTGCACGTGCGGCGACCCGCACACCGGGCTTGCCGGAGGGCTCAGCCCGGGCAGCAAGGGCAAGCACCCGCACACCCTGTTCGCGCCGCACGGCGCGCTGTCGGCATCGAAGGATCCGGACGTCGCGCAGCGATGGTTCGGCGATGGCCGGCTCAACATCGGGATCGCCACGGGCGAGGCCAGCGGCATCGTCGCGGTCGACATCGATCCGCGCGATGGCGGCGACGAAACCTGGTCGCACTTCCTCGATCTGAATCGCGCGCGCGTGCCCGACACGGTGATCGCCAGCACCGGCGGGGGCGGGCAGCACATCCTGTTTCAGTACCAGACCGACACGGTCGTGCGCACGCCCGGCAAGGGAATCCAGATCAAGGGCAACGGTGGCTACATCGTCGTCGAGCCGAGCAAGCATCACAGTGGCAACGTCTACAGCTGGGACGCCGAGGCGGACCCGCTCGATGGCGCGAACCCGGCGCCGGCGCCGGCGTGGCTGTCCTCGCCGCGCAAGGCCGATCTCGTGTCGGCACGCGGCGGCAACGCCGTCGGCCATCTGCCGCCGCAGCGCATCGCGGACCTGCGTGCGGCGCTTCGGCACATCGATCCGGACGGCTACAGCGAATGGATCCAGGTCGGCATGGCCCTGCACAGCACCGAGGCCGCCGAGGCGTTCGAGATCTGGCTGTCGTGGTCGGCCGGTTCGCCGAAGTTCGACCATGCGGCATGTCTGCGGAAGTGGGCGAGCTTTACCGTCGGCAACGGTCTGCACGTCGAGTCGATCTTCTCCTGGGCCCAGGCGCGCGGGTGGACTGGCGAGACGGAGCGAGTGGCCGTGCCGATGCCAGCAGAAGGGATTGTTCCGCGCATCATGACGCCGATGGTGTCGGCGCCTGAGTCGTTGCTCGCATTCCCAGGCGTGCTGAACGACTTCGTGCGCTGGACGAACAAGACCGCGCCGAAACCTCAGCCGCAGTTCGCAGTTCAAGCTGCGATCGCATTGGGTGCGACGGTGATGGGGCGGATCTGGCGCACGAATCGCCACAACTACCCCAGCCTGTACGTGATCAACGTGGGCAAGTCCGGCTCCGGCAAGGAGCACCCGCGGACAGTGATCGAAGCGACACTGGAAGCTGCAGGTCTCGCTCGCCTGATTGGACCCGGCGGATACACATCGGATTCAGGCGTGTTGTCCGAACTGATGCTGCGACCATGCCATGTGTCGATCATCGACGAGATCGGCGACATGCTGAAGAACGCCAAGGCGCAGAGCAACCATCATCGACGGCAGTCGATCAGCATGTTGGTGCAGGCCTGGGGGCAGTTGCACGGCACCATTCGCCCGTTGGCTTACTCGACCATGGGGATGGCCAAGCGACAGCGCGACGAGCTGGAGCGCAAGGTGATCCACAACCCTGCGATCACGCTGCTCGGCATGACTACGCCGAAAGGCTTCTATGACGGATTGACCGAGGCGGCCATCGAGGGCGGGTTCTTGAATCGCCTGGTCGTGGTCGAGTCCGAGATCGGGCCGCAGCCGCGTGGCGACGCCATCATGGATGCGCCGCCGGCATCCGTTGTCGAGTGGTGCCGTTTGGTTTCCCAGGCTTCCGGCGCCACCGGCAACCTCGCCGGCGTCGACCTCGGGCCAGAGATCAAGATTGAGCCCAAGGTCGTCCCGATCAACTCGGAAGCCGACCAGATGTTGCGCGCCTACGACGTCCAGTGCGTCGAGGCGATGACCCGACTGGAGCGCGAAGGCCTCGCTGAAATGGAAGGCCGCAGTGTCGAGAAGGCGATGCGAATCGCGCTGATCGCGGCCGTGTCCATCAATCCCACCGCGCCGGTCGTCGACGCCACAGCGACACAGTGGGCCATCGATTACGTTCGCACCTACACGACCCAGACGATCGAGGCGATCCGCCGCAATATGCACGGATCGCTCTTTGGCCAATGGCGCGCGACGACCCTGCAAGCCATCATCAAGGCTGGCGCGCGTGGCGCAACCGAACGCGAACTGGCCAAGGCTTCCCGCGTATTCGCCGGACTCGACCCGCGAACGCGCAAGGCGGTGTTCGATGCTTTGGTCGCCGAAGGCGAAATCGCATTCATGAACCTCGGCAAGGGAACCTCCGGGCGCGGCAGCGATCGCGAGGCCTGGGTTGCCCTTCCGGATGGCGAGGCCGAGCCATGCGAGGAATGACGCCGAAGCCGCCGACGCACGATGCGGCGGCTATAACCGAAGCGAAGCAAGGGTTTCAAGGCAATCGGCAAAGCTGCCGACAGGCTCTAGTTCTGCCTGAAAAATACGCGCCAAGAAATAATCAATCTTTTCTCTCTTTTTTTGTTTTTTTCTTCTCTATTGCTACTGCTGTCTACGTTATAGCCGCCTACGCGAAGTGTCGGCGGCATCGGCGGCTTTCATGACCACCCCATCCCGCACCTATCAGCTCACGCTGCCCTGGCCGCCATCGGTCAACCACTACTGGCGCATCGCGCCGCAGGGCGGCCTGTACATCGCCACAGCGGGCCTGCGCTTCCGGAGGGCGACATCGGAGCGGGTCGCAGAGCTGCGTGCGCTGCGCCGGCTCCCAGCGCTTCCTGTGCAAGGACGCCTCAGTGTCGTCGTCGACGCGTCGGCCCCGGCAGGCCGAAGCAACCGCTTCGACCTCGACAACCTGGTGAAGGCGACGCAGGACGCGCTGGTGCACGCCCGCCTGATCGAGGACGACAGCCAGATCGACGACCTGCGCGTTCTGCGCGACGAGCCGGTCAAGGACGGACGCATCCTGATCACGATCACCGAAATCGAATCGATCCACCGGAGGGCTGCATGAACGTCCGCGAGCTGCTGTCGCGCCTGAATCCCAAGACCGTCCGCTTCGACATCGGCGCTGGCGGCATCCCCGAACTGACCCCGCAGGACGTTGCGGCCGCGCTGGCGTTCGTGAGCGAACGATTGGGGCGAGAGGTGATGTGCCACCTGTACTGGCCCGACGGCGCGTCGATCTCGGTGGACCAATTGCACGGCCTGATCCGTGACGCGACCGCGCGTGAAATGCAGACCCGGTTCGCGTTGCTGGAGATCGTCAGGCTCGAGCTTCACACCGCGGCTGACCAATGGTCGGAACGCCGGGCGCATACCGAGCAGGATCACGCGCGCATGCAGATCCTGCGCGCGCGCGTCGCGGTCCAGCGAGAGAAGCAGTTCCCGGCCGAGCCGGAAATGTACCCACGCGTGCGTCGGGCCGTCCTCGCGGAGCTGAAGGCGACGCACAACTGCGAGGCGTGCAAGGGTCGCGGACATTCCCCCGGCGAGACCGCCGACCAGCGAACCTGCCCGGAATGCGGCGGCACAGGGCGGACCGCCGTCAGCGACCGAGATCGGGCGGACCTGATCGGTCGCGATGAATCCCGGTACCGCCGCGCGTGGCGCCCGCTCTACGAGTGGATGTTCGACCACTTGGCGCAGGCCGAGGCGGTCGCGGCGCGGCAGTTCTGGTATGCGCTTCGCCGGCCGCGAGACGAGCCGATCGCTGCCTGACGACTGCGGCTGTACAGGCGCCGCAGTTTCGTGGGTACTTTAGGCACGCTGCGGATTCGCCGCAGGAAATAACAGAACCCGCCCGCAAGGCGGGTTTTTCGTTTCCGGCTCCCCAAGAAGCCCCGGCCCGCTGGTCAGTTGGCCTGGGCGCGGCGTAGCGACCACTGCGCCGCACCTATCAACGGAGGCTTCATGATTCGCAGCATTCAGCATGCAAAGGCCGTTCATTCCCGTCGTGCCGCATCCGGAAAGTGCGGAATACGTTAAGGATGGCTGCCGGTGCCATTCTTGCCGCGCCGGGCATGCTGCGATGAAACGTCAAACCGTCCATCGACAGGCGTTGAAGAAATCCGTTGGCAACGGAATTGCTGTAACTCGGGCCTGAAGCAAGTTTGTTGGACGCGGGGGCAGAACCCGCCATCTCCACCACGACGGGGATGACTCAGTTTCGACAGCGAGCCGAGAGCAGGAACGCAGCACGAGAGGCGACCGACGTAATCGGCGCGAAACCTCAAACGCCAATGATCCGGTGTTTACTCACGCCCAAGCGGCCTGAGTCGGAGTCCGGGCACTCTGTTACCAGACGCCCAGCCGGGAGCGATCCCGGCACCCATTTGCGAACTTCAACCGGTGTCCAGCCACGCAAGCGGTTGTGACTCAGCGCCCGGTTGTGACCACGGTCGGTGACGCCGACGCCGGAACCGTCACCGGCACAACTTCAAGCGTGCTTACAGCGACGCGCAGACTTTAAGGACCGATCCGATGAAGCGCCTGATGATCGTGCTGGCCCTGGCCTGCGCGCTGCTGCTGACTGCCTGCGCGGCTTCGCGCAAGGACTTCTACGATGCGCAGAACGACTACCGCGAGCAGATCGCCGCACGTGACGCCGCCAAGGCCGCTGCGCTGCAGACTGCCGCCGCTGGCTGCGCTGATGATTCTTGCCGCATTGCCATTGCTGGCTTCGCTGCTCTGGCGCGAGGCGAAACGGTGGCTGCGCCGCAGCAGTACCGGAGCGAAGCCGCCGGGGTGCTGAACCTGGTCGACCGTGCGCTCGGCATCGGCGGGCAGGTGTACGGCCAGAAGCTGCAAGCCGACAGCCTGGTCGACCTCGCCGGCGTCATCGCCGACAGCGCCGGCGACCGCAGCACGCACAGCTACATCGACCAGTCCGACCACTCGGACCACAGCACGCACGTGGCCGACAGCTTCAACGCCGGCGACACCATCACCGACAGTGGCAACACGACCACCACGATCAGCGACAGCGGCAACGGCAACGCCGGCCGCGACGTGATCGGCCGTGACCGCACCGACAACAGCGGAAACATCGGAACCGACAACCGCCAAGGCAGCGACGGCCCAATCGACAACTCGGACCCGGGCAACGACTGCAGCGGTTCGAGCTGCAATCCGGTCGAGCCGGATCCGGAGGGCTGAGCGTGACGGACATCGATCCCGTGCAGTTCGGGCGCTTGCTGGCTTCCGTCGACAACCTGACCGAAACGCTCGGCGAGACTCATGAAGCGATGCAGGCGCTCAATGCCCGCATCGTCGAACTGGAATCGCGCTATGCGTTCGGCAAGGCCGCGCTCACGGGGCTGATCATCGGCGCCGGGTTCGCGGTCAAGGGCTTGTGGGAAACGCTGATGGGGTTGATCAAGTGAGCCTCACCCCGCGCGATCTGCTGAAGCTGGAAGGCGTCAATGCCGACCTCGTGCGCGTGGTGAAGCACGCCGCGGACCTCATCCCGCTGATGGTCATCGAAGGTGTGCGCACGCGCGAACGCCAAGCCAAGTTGTACGCCATCGGCCGCACGAAGCCGGGCAAGCCGGTGACGTGGACGCTCAACAGCAAACACTGTGACGGGCTGGCGGTTGACCTCGCGCCGCTTCCGGTTAATTGGGAAGACCGCGACGCATTCCTGCGCCTGCATGGCGCGATGTGCCTCGGAGCGCAGCGTGTTGGCGTCGAACTCCGCTACGGCGGTGACTGGGACGGCGACGGGGTTTACGGCGAGCGTGGCGAAAGCGACCTTGTCCACTGGGAGTTGAAGCGATGAAGAACTGGTTCCGCAAGCGCATCAGCGAACGCAGCACGAAGTTCGCGGCGATGCTGGTGATTGCCGTTGCCGGCGTCGCTGGATTCGAACTGACGGTCGAACAGCAGGCGCAGATTCAACAACTGATCATGGTCGGCTTCGCGCTGGTCATGTCGCTGACGCCCGACAAGCGGCCGGCCGACGACGAATGATCCGCCTCGCACTGGTCTGCCTCGCGCTGACCGGTTGCGCCACCTGCAACGTATCCCCGCACGCATTGCCCGCGTGCCCGACCGACATGCCCTGCATCCAAACGGATCGCGGGGCGATTGTTTACCTGGAGTGTCACGATGGCCCTGCCGAATCCGTTGAACTGGCTCCGCGCTCGCTATCCGCGCGTGAAGTCGGTTCTGACTACCGTTGACGCGCTGTGCGAGCGCGCCGAAGAACACTTTCCGCAGCTGCAACCGGGCATCAAGCGCGGCCGTGAAAAGCTGACGTGGGTGCGCGAACAGCTGGAACGCGTTTACAACCGCACGGAAGGATGGGGTCCGGCCTTCGATGTCGTGTGGCCGATCCTCGCCGCAGCTATTGAGCGCTGGGTCGCCAGCCGCAACCGGAACCGCTGATCCGTGAGCATCGGCGCCGCCATTGGTTCCAGCATCGGCCGGGCGATTGGCTCGGCGATTGCGGGGGGTGGGGTGGCCGCGTGGTCGCCGCTGTCGCTGTTCGCTGCTGGCGAGAAGGGCGTCTGGTACGACCCGAGCGATTTCTCGACGATGTGGCAGGACGCGGCCGGCACATCGCCGGTTACAGCTGTGGGTCAATCAGTCGCGCGCATCGATGACAAGTCGGGCAATGGAAAACACGCTACGCAGGCAAATCCCGCGAGCAGACCGCTGCTACAGGAATCCGGCGGGAAATACTACCTCGACTTCGATGGCGCGGATGATTCGTTGGCTACTGCCGCTATTGATTTCAGCGCTTCGGATGAAATGACGATTTGTGTCGGCGTGCGGAAAGAAATAGATTCCTCGACGCGAATGATTGTCGCGCTACGCGATTCACCAGTAACTAACGGCTCGGTCGCTTTAACGGGGTCAACATTCACCGCGCCGACGTTTGGCTATTCGACGCAAGGCACGGCGCTTGCGGCGAATAATGTAAACAACGCAACGTATGCCGCGCCATTTTTGGGCGTGGTTTCGGCGCGATCAAAAATATCCACCGACTATCTCTCGGGCCGGATCAACGCTGTGGACGTGTTTTCATCACCAAGCAATCAAGGCACTGGGAACTACGCCAACGATGCCATTTACATCGCAAAGAGTTCTTACTACTGGGACTACTTTAATGGCCGCATTTATCAGGTAATTGTGCGTGGTGCTGCGACTGCCGATCCGACCGCCGTTGAGGCTTACGTCGCGGGCAAGACAGGGGTGACGCTGTGATCCGCGCGGCGATCATTACTCGGACATCGCGGGTCCTCCCGACCACTCGGCCCTGTAGCGGGGCGAAGAG